GCTTACGATCCGTACCTTTTACGAGGTAGGACTTTATTTTAATTGCTTCCGGATCTTTAGATGCCGGGTAGCCGTTATAGCTAGTCTCCATTAGTAACGCTCGGTGTGGATTGTTCCGCTTTATGCTGGCGCATTAGGAAACACCAATTTAGACGGGTCATTAGACTGACTTGGCAAATCTCGCAACGCTTGGCGGTAAGTAGCCCACGCCGCTTTGTCGCATACCGCGTCTGCAACCTGTGTCCAGTCGCTTGCTTGCAGTTGAGCGTTACGCCATAAACGCAACCGCTCAAAATACCATTCGTTTGGAATCTCTGTCTCGCCTATTGTTAAAAAGTCCATAATCACGCCGCCTCAAAAGTAAATGTATAAGTCATAACATCGCCAGTAGTCCAAGTAAATGGCAAAGTGTTTGCCGTCATAAAAGCACCATAAGCATAAGTCGAACTAGCATTAGTCAATGTTCCTTGAAACTTATTTAAACCACCTTCGATATAAATATTGCCAATAAAAGCAGTACCTGCTGATACATCACCAGCCTCAAAAGTACCTGTAATATAAGCCCCACGCACGGAAGTTAAACCAGCAGGAAAAATAACAATAGGATAAGCAGTGAATGATGTAGTGCTGCCCCATACTATTTGGCAAAATACATTCGTTAGTTTTCCAACCTGTTGGTATTTTGCGGTAACTGTTGCATTTCCGATTGTAAAGTTTTGATAAGTCGGTGTCCAAGATGTCCACGGATAAAGCGTGGCTGCTGATTTGTAGGCTAATCCTGTTGCTGCTGTGCTATCACCGACAAGCATTGTGTCGTTAGCGCCGACCGCCAAGCGGGCCGGAGTATCGTTAGCTGTAGCTGAAATCAAATCGCCTTTAGCATCGACGATACTATTTTGGATCGCGTTAGCATCATCCGTAGTAACCCAAGTAAAGTCCATATCTGTACCGGAGGTTTTACTAAGTACCTGCCCGGTAGTGCCGCCCTTAAGATCGACTAGCGATCCATCGATAGAGTCTCCAAGTGCCTCAATAGCCGTAGCTCCATCTTTGACCAGATCGGTCGATGTAGGTACAGGCCAGTTAAAATTCGGGGTGACCGTTGCCATTATGTTAAACCTCCAAATGCGTTTTCCCACTCAAGTGTAGCGTTTACACCTGTCCAAATCAGGCTAGGCGGGCTAACCGTGTCCCATTGTGGCGCGACTAATGAGAAATCTGTAGGGCTCAAAGTGAGCGTTATGTCTACGAATTGAGGCGTTGCACGGATGGCAAAGCCCTCTAAGAATCCATTAAATGACCCGTTAAACATATTGATAGGTAGATCGCTAATAACAATAGGCTCACCAAAAAATACATTTATAAGCTTGTTTCGCTCTGCATCCGGTAGCTCTGAGTTATCTAGTCTAAAAGTAATGGCCTGCAGCTGCTCACGTGGAATAGCACGGAGGCCTAACTCGCGATCCATTACATCCTCAACGTCTGACAATTTATCAAGGTTAGAGCTAACGCTGCGCTGATAGCGGCCATAGTTAGCAATAGAGGCTGCATCTAGGGCCGTGGCCTGCGACGAGTAATTGTTGCCATAGTTAAATACGAGCGAATTACGAATCTTGCCTATTTGTAAGATTGATTTAACACTCGACGGGATAGCGTAATTAGCTGAAATAGTCGTATAGCCGTTAGCCGATAAGTAGGCCGTTCGGTGATCGGCATCGGCGTAACAGACTCGCCCAGCCTTATCCTCGTACATATTACCGAGCGCGCTCTGTGCTATCTGAGCGCATAGGTTATAGCTGCTAAAAGGATCTGCCGAGCGTGGGATCATCTCATAAAGCCCGGGGCGATCGATCTCGCCAAGTCCTACGTTTTCTGCATCGGCCCAAGTAGTCGTAGGGTCGTAATCTTGCCATTGTAAAGCTGGGGCTACCTCAAACCACGAGTTAATAAGTAGCTCGTTCAGGATCTCGTAAATCTGTTCGCCATCATCATCTTTAGATAAAGCATCCGGGAACAGAGCTTTAGTCAATTTAGCCAAGGATCCTACGGCTAAAATATTACCGATTGTTATAAAGCCGACTTCCTCAGGCGAGCGTACCGAAATACCAAAATCGGATACCGTGCCGCCAAAAACAGGCACGTACGTACCCGAGCTATTCTTTAGCTCTAGGGTAAGGCTATCGGTAACGTCAATATCAAAGGCCGAGTTATCTATATTTACGATCTCCATACGAGCGTAGCCTGCGTTGCATTGTAGGTCTACGTCATCGCGACCAGTTGCCATATTTACGCTTAGCACGTTTGTATACTCAGTCGTGCCTACGATTATTTTCCACTCTGGGAGCCAAGTACTCATACCGCTATATAGTTTCCGGAGCCTCGATTGACGGACGTACCACGATAACTCGATTGGTTAAGTACGTCCTCGACAGCTCGAGCGATCGCTTCTGGGTCACCTACACCAGTTTCGATTTTTACGTTAATGGTCGTGGCATATTGACCGAGTGGCCCAGACATTAATGCCGCTTCGTCGGCTGCATTTTGTAAATCTAATAAATCAGCAAAGGCATTAGCTCGAGCTGCGGCTGATTCGGCGTATTCTAATATTGCATCAATCGAGCCGCCCTTGGTACTTATTGGCGCGATATAATCGCCAGGCGTAATACCACTACCAAGTGAGGCGCTTGTAGGTACCCCCACTTTGCCTAATAGGTTTATATATTCTTGTAATGCTTTGAGTCGTGCATCATCGGCTGCCTTTTGTGCGTTGGCTACGCGATCGATCATATTCAACTCTTCGGATTCGCGGAGTTTTCCTAGCACGGTTGCAGCATTGGAAGTCTTGCTAAGTGAGGCAAGTTTGGCAATTTCGGTTAATTGAATCTGTACGCGCTCGCTGTAACTTTCCTTAGCTGCTAAATCACCGGCAGCCGTAATGGCAGCGTTGTATTTACCAAAGGCGATCTGGCGAGCATTCTCCTTATCGTTTTCGGCCATCTTCGATTTATCGATCGCGTTTAATTCATTTAATAGCTGCGTATTAATAGCCAATAATGCCGCATCGCTGATCTGTTTGATTCCAGCCAATTTAGCCAGGTCAGCGTTCTTTTGGAAGTTAGCCAGTTCGCCTATCTTCTTTAATGCCAGTTCGCCGTTTTCATCCTCAATAGCCATAAGCGCCTCAAGGCGTAACAAGGTCTCTTTGTCATAGGTTGCCTTTAATGCCGCCGCAATAGATACCCGGGTCGTATCAAAGACTGCCGCAGCCTTGCTTAGAGCTAACTTGTTCTTTTCGGCTAACTGGGCTTTCTTTTGTAATGCGATTAATTCCTTTTGGCGCTTTAACGCTTCCTTGTCCATTTTGGCTTTTTCCGCATTGGTTTGGATATTTTTAATATCCTGCGGTACGCCCTGTGGAAACCCACCCTGGCGGCCTAAAACTATGTCTACATTATTACGTAAAGCACCGATTGAGAACCTGCCAAGATAATTTTTAAGAGCTCTACCGGCATCCTCTAAAACCCCTGCTCCAGGAATGCTAGAGAATAAATTGCCTAATTCTTTAGTTAGGTACGCCGTATTAGTAATAAGTCCAGAAATTGAATCAGCAGCGCTGTCCACCTTGGTAATCAATTTATCCATACCACCGGATGACGTACCCAGTGCAGCTACTAAAGATTGACCTATCTGTTCGCTAGCTTGTTCTGCCGCAATTTTAAGGCGATTAACCGAACCGGCATATGAGTCAGCCGCGTTTTTAGATTGACCTGCGTATTGTGCGGCAATTAGCTTCTCGATTTCGAGATATGACTTACCCGATAACTCGGCGTTCGTTAATCCTAGGTTTAACTGCTTTAGGCCTTTGAGGTTGCCTACGTATGCCTGACTTAGGATTTTCGTAGCTGACACGAGATCCATACCCGTACCGGCGCTGATATCCATCGCAGTATTTAGCATCGACTGCGCAATAGTTGTTGATCTGGTTACCTGGGCTAATTGAATAAATGAAGGTTGAAGTACATCTCGATTGACACCGGTGGCTTTTTCCACGGCATCTATGTAGCCCTCTGCCTCAGCGGTCGCAAAGGAGAAGCCTAAGTTACGTAATGCCTGGTCTAAACGCTTTGCCTCGGCTATCTGTTCGCCATATGCAGCTACAGCTTTCTTTGAATAACCTAGTAGGGCAGCGGCGCTAAAGGTTATGCCTAGGGTTCGACCCAAGCCTTTAACGGTTTTACCAAAGGCATTGATCTGCTTCTCACCTTTGGTGAGCGCCTTACCATTCCACTCGGCAGCGGCGGTAACTAATAGATTAGGTAAATTGGCCATTATGCAGCCAGCCCGAATCGGCCCTGGTTAAAGTTTTCAATTGTTTTCATAATAGCCATTACGACCGCATCCTGGGCTTTACCACGATCCTCTTTCCAAGCTCTAAAAATCATACGGCCACGCTCGGCTTGTTTGTCACCGTAGAGCGGTCCCATCCGGCTAATAAAGTGAGCGCCAGCGCCGGGATTGTTTGAGCGGCTATTAGGGTCTCCGCCTGGATTCTTACGGCCAGCGGTTTCATAGATTGAACCGGCAGCGGATTTGTTGGCTACATAATACAAAGCTTGCCAGCCGTTGCGATTACGCTTGCTCGGTGCCTGTGAGTAATAGATACCCTTCTTGGCAAGTTCGGCATCGTACAAAGGGAACATACGCAAGCGGCCCTCAGTGTTAAAGGTTCTAAACATAGAGTTACGTGCAGTAATTTGTTTGCCGCGTGAACCTTCGGCCCACATATAAAGATTGTCTGGTTGTGGTGAAGGCGCAAAGCCGCGAGCCTTATCCCGAATTGGAATCATAGCTGCGCGGACTTCGGCGTTCATCTCTTTAAGCATTTCGGGATCAACCTTACGAAGCATTTTAACCGTTTCGCGTACGCCTTTTAGAGCGACTGGCATTTTCGGCCTCCTTG